TGCGAATTTCTGCTCGGTCTTCATTTCCATTTATTGAAGTAATAACAAACTTTAATCTGGTAGTAAGCTCGTTTGCCCCGCCATTTTTGTAAAGCTTGGCCGAAGACTTGAGTTCTGTATCTATCGCTTTATCATCTAGATGCGTCAATAACTTATAAGTAACAACCTTTTTGCAATACGGTAATGTAAATTCAAACCTGTTTTGATGTGGTACATACTTTGAAGTATCCAATTCTTTGGGCTTGAGTTCTCCAAGATTCACATTGACTGAGTTATTCTCATTACATTTAGTACACTTTATATCAAGTGGACCATAATTGTCACCGTAAGCCAAACGACGCGATGCTACATATAATGCATTTTTATCACACAGCAATACATCATCCAATTTGATGTTCTTGTCAATTATCAAACTCTCCAACAACTTGTCCAAAACAATACCCTTTTTAATGAGGTTTTGATTCATTAATATATCTTCTTCGCGCGCCGACATCATCTTCATCTCCACCTGACCTGTACTCAATGGATGATTTTCAGGATAAAAATGACCTTCACTGGGAAGATCAATGAATTCTGTTGGATATGTTGTTTCCTTCTTAGCAGAAGATTGGGTTTGACGAGTGATTGGTACTATAAAATTTTCTTCCATAACTTTGATATATATATTATACACCAATACATATAATAAAAGTGTAATTTTTGATTATTTTATTTTTTACCAATATTAGACGCCGCAGTTTGTGCAAGACTAGTAGCAGCTACACTTGCTTTTTTTTGTAGATTCAACTCATTGCGTTTACGTAAAAGATCTTTAATTTCAATTTCAATATCTTTTTTCTTCATGGAATCCGCCGAAGATTTTGTTCTCTGTTTATCTGCAAGTTGCTTTTGAACCGCGTCAATCTTAGCCAAAATAGACAACACTTCTGCTTTTTTTGCAACAGCCAATTTTTCTTTTTCATTTTTTCCAGCCGATATCACCTTCGGATTGCTTTCTACCGAACTATCATCCGCTTCAGATTCAACAATCTTTTGAAAAATTCTTCGTACAAATAACTTGGTGTTTTCTTGATTGTGCATATCTATAGTGCCTTGATTATTTGAACATAAACATCAGGCTTATCATTGATTAATTTTAATATTTCTTCGTTGGTCATCTTATATACTTTCATATATAAGTATAATCCATTTGGTAAAAAAGTCAATAAAAAATCCTCTTTATCGTTTAAATAAAGAGGATTTGAAGGAAATATATAGATGTAATTAATATTGAAGAATACAATAATCCACCGAAATTGTAAGACCGATTGTGAGTGGGTCACCAGAATCAGTGTAGTCGCCTTCACCGAAATCTGCACTAGTAATAAAGGCTCCTTTTAAGGTCCATTCACTCACTTTATCTCCGACTGGTCCGAGGATATTGAGAGTGAGATCCTTTTTGTAGAAGTCACTATACCCATTGCGGCCCGTAACTGACTCATGTGACAAACGTACCCACTCCATAACTGCTTGGGCACCATTTGGAACGATTGGGTTATATAGTTCCATTGTGATATCTTCCCAGGTGGTGCGACCTTTGTAGTATCGTTCTAGGTTGATGTGTTGTAGAACTTTCTTTTCACTTTTTACGGTTGGAAGTTTACATTTTCTGACCAGAAAGCTTGGAATGCCGTCGGCGTATAGCACGAAGCGATTTTTGACTTGTGGTTCAAAATTTGTGTAGAATATCTCATTGCTATTTAGTAGATCTGCCATAAAGTTATATAGGTTCGTTATTTGTTTACATAAAATAAATATCATGAAATATTAATTTTTTAAATTTTTTGATAAAATATTTAATAGTTATTCAATATAAGAATCAATGTATATTTATATGTCTAGAAAACTTAATCAAAAATTTTGGTTGACGGTAAATTGTAAACACTGCAATAAACAATTTGTGTGTAGGAAATCAAAGCCGCGCATTTTTTGTGGTATAAAATGTTCATCCAACGATGTCGATTTAAATAAACAAAGATTGAAAAACCAAAAACAAACAAATGTTGATCGTCACGGTGGTCATCATATGAAAAGTGGTGGCGTTGAAAAATGCAAAGCTACCTTGTTGGTTAAATATGGTGTTGATAGCTATAGTAAATTACCTGAGTACAGAATCCGCGTCAAAAAAACATTATTTGAAAAATTTGGGGATGAAAATTATTTAAATGTAGAACAAGTTAAAAAAACATGTTTAGAAAGATATGGGGTTGATAATATATCAAAATTAAAGCGTGTGTCAGAAAAAACGTCTGAAACTAAGAAATCAAACCATTATAATTTTTTATTGGATCACTGCAAAGAAAAATCTCTTGAATTTTTGTGTGATAAAGAAAGTTATAAAGGGTATCATTTTAGCAATATTTATAAAATGAAATGCAATGTTTGTTTGAAAACATTTGAAAGCACGGTTTATAACTTACATAATATTTTTTGTGATTATTGTCATCCTGAGAAAATTACTACTGTTGAGAATCAGCTGTATATTTTTTTACAAGAAATTTTGGACAAAAATATTGTTATAAAACGAAATGATAGAACGATATTAAATGGTAAGGAATTGGATTTTTATATACCGGAATTAAAGGTTGCGTTTGAAATAAATGGATTATATTGGCACAGTGAATTTGCAGGTGGAATAAATAAAAATTATCATCTCAACAAAACGAAATCTTGTATGCATTACGGTATCACACTTATTCATATTTTTGAAAATGAATGGATTCATAAATCGGAGATAGTAAAATCGGTTATCAAATCTTTGTTAAATTTGACAAAAACTAAAATTTATGGGAGAAAGTGTATAATAAAAGAAATAGATATAAAAACTAAAAATGACTTTCTTAATAAAAATCATTTACAAGGTGAAGATAAAACAACAGTAAAACTAGGATTATATGAAGATGAAAATCTTTTGAGTGTAATGACGTTTAGAAAAACTTCAAGATTTGAAAAGACAAGTGAATGGGAATTAGTTAGGTTTTGCACATTAATTGATACTATTGTAATAGGTGGTGCAAGTAAACTATTATCCTATTTTATAAAAACGTATCATCCAAAAAATATTGTGACTTATAGTGATCGTAGATTTTTTACCGGCAAAATTTACGAAACATTAGGATTTAAATTTGTTGATATCACACCATGTGGGTATTATTATATTATAAATAAATACAAAGACTTAAGACACAGAATGTCTTTTCAAAAACATAAATTAAAGAATTTTTTAAACGTGTTTGATCCAAATTTATCAGAGTGGGAAAACATGAAAAACAATGGATATGACCGAATTTGGGACTGTGGTAACAATAAATACTATTTAAAATTATCGGATTGATTTTTGCATATCGTATATTTTGACTGTGGCTTTTCGCAATCTATCTAGGTGTCCTCTGTTGCGAAGTAATTTAAATACTAAGTTTTCGTTACTTAATTCGCCTGTGCGGTCTAGACCTTGTTGGCGCAGTTCGTATACGTCTTTTAATATTTGTTTTATTCGTTCGTCGTTATTTTCGTTAATGGCTCCGTTAATTTTTGAAAGGGTGTCATTGTATTTTAATTGAATCAATTGCAGGTCTATTTGAAAATTTTCATGTTTTGGTTTGGATATCCAATCACCTCTCATCAATGAATATACTCCACTGGATCTGTTTGTTTTTGTTATGTCTTGAATGTATACCTCAACATTATATCCGTATAAGTGAATGTCGTGTTTATTATTCCAATCTGTTTTTAATCCCGCTACATATTTTTCTACCAATTCAACATTTGAATCTATATTTTTAAAATCTATGGATATGTGAACATCAAAGTCACTATTTTTTGACCAATTATAATTTGCGAGACTTCCGACCAATAATATATCTCTGATGGGAGCGTTTAGTTCGGTTTGTTTATAAAAATCATTAGCTATTTCTGTGAGTTTTTGTCGGATATCTTTTTTCAAGACGTTTCCGCTCCACACATCTGGATTTAGGTTTGTGTTATATATTTGAAATTTCATATATTTGACCAGCTATAACCGTAGGTTTCTTTAATAGTTCCCAGAGTTGAATTGATTTCTTTGATGGTTTGATTTGCGTCTCTGAATACAATACCTTCACCACCTGCTCCGATAAATGATTCTACGTTCTTATAGAGATCGTCTATCAATATGCTTGATTTGGTTGCGAATCTGGCTTTATCGGTGCCAGAGACGGCATAGTTTATAATATAGCCCGGCAAGTATTTAGTTAACCAGTCCTTTTTGCCTGACTCTATTTCAGAGATTCTTTTTTCTGCATCTTGTTTAAAATTGTGACGAATTTGTTCATCACTGGTACTGGTAAGAATCTGAATCTTTATATTTGGATTCTTTGATAGTTCTGTGATATACTTCTTTAATATATTAAAGTCTGGCATAGGATCCATATTTTTCCAGAAATGTGATCCTTTATTTGTTATGATTTCCCAAAATTTAATAGTTCCGTTCTTTTTTTCAAACGTTCTGGGATCTTCGTTTGTAGAATGAACAAATTGTTGGTCAAAATCACATAAAACACCATCCATATCAAAATATACAGTTATGATTTGTTGTTGTTCCAAAAGGTTTGCATCCCACACCTCTTTTACCAACTCTTTTAATTTAATCATATATAATAAATATTGGTGACTATATTAACTTGACAAACTATTATAATTACACTAATATACAGGTATAGTAATTAAGTTACCTGTTTACATTACTTAAATATTAAATAGTAACTGATTAGTTGAATCTAAATATAAAAACAGCTACAGTAATAAATATTAATGTAGCTGTGTTTAATGAAAAAATTAAGATTATTTTACAACAGGTGTAAAAGTACCATCTGACATTGAAAGGTTACCATCACCATAAGTTTCAGCAATTTTGTTGACCCAATACTGTTCTTCTTTTTGAATTGAGACATATTCTTCTCTGGTCTTAGTTTCAAGATCAGCAAGTTGTTTAATCTTTTCATCCAGAGCTAAACGCTCCAAATAAAATTGACCGAATTGAAACACCTTGTCTTGATATTTAACTTGAATTTTTTTGATTGATTCAATTTCTTCGCTTTTTAATTTAATTGGTTCTGACATAATATTATTGTTTTTCAGGTTCTGGTTCGGATGTAACAATCCGTATGTAACACCAATATATATAAACTAGTTCAGAAAAATATTATTTATAATTGACGGCTAATTTTTTGCATGTTATCATAAAAATATGAAAATAGTATTTTGTCTTCCAGGTCGTAGTTATAGTGGCAATTTTTTACAATCGTGGTCAAACTTGATTGCAACGTGTATTGCCCGTGGATATCAAATCAATTTACAACAAAATTATAGTTGTAACATATACTATGTCAGAAACATGTGTTTGGGTGGAAACGTCATACTCGGACCAAACCAAAAACCATACAACGGCAAATTAGATTATGATTATATGCTATGGATTGATTCAGACATCATATTCACTATAGAAGATTTTGATAAGCTACTTAGCCATCAAGCGGACATTGTAAGTGGTTTATATCTAATGGAAGATGGACGCCAATTTGCCACAGTTGAAAACTGGGATGAGAACTTCTTTGCACTAAACGGTTATTTTGAATTCTTGACACCAAACAATCTTCAAAACAAAACAAAACCATTTCCCGTAAATTATACAGGATTTGGGTTTATGATGATAAAAAGGGGAGTAATTGAAAGTATGGAATACCCTTGGTTCAGACCGGAATTTATACAAATCGGAGAATCAAGGGATTTCACAATGGAAGATGTTGCGTTTTGTAGAGAAGCAAACCGCAAAGGATACGAAATTCTAATTGATCCAACCGTAATAGTTGGTCATGAAAAAACAAGAATTTTACTCTGATGTAGTTGATACATTTTTACGTGTCAATCCTAAAGCGTTAACGCAATAATCAATAACATAATTATAATCTGCGCTTGCGTCAACTGTTGGACCCCAATCTTGCCACGCGGCTCCGCCCATTGTTACATTTTTACGATCAATGATGCTTGCAGATGGATTTAAAAAAGTACATGTAAAAGAGACACCTGTATGAGCGTCAAAATCTTGTAAATCAATGTTCAATTGATCAATGTTTAAATCTGGAGTTGGTACTGTTTTTGTAGTTAATGTATTCATATAATTATTTTACGCTGAGTTTAATGTCGTCCACAATTGATAATAGTAAAATCCAAGTCCCGCAAGAATTTGTTTTGTTTCTTTTACAGAAAAGTCATGCATTTCTCCTTTTACATCAACAATTTTAATTTTGTCGTCAAGTGTTATTTGACCTATAGATAATAATTCATTCAATAATGACAATAATTGATTCCACGCAATACGATCTTCTGCTCCCATTTTTAAATAAATAGAAGTGCTTGGAATATTATAACCTATAGCGACGGCAGAATCAAACGCAAGTTGTTTGTGCTGTTTGTTTTTTGCAACAATTTCATCCGGTGTCATATCCACTGCAAAATATGTAATTAATCCAGTTTGATTTGAGGCATTTAATGTTATTGAACTTGAAATTTTTTGATTTGATTCCGTCGGTGGAACATTGCCATTAACAGCAATCCAAAATCCCTGATCAGCATTTCCCGACCACTTTAAATCGCCCAACAAAGACGGATCCGTCGTTTCAAGATTATAAATGTTAGAAATATTCTTATATGACTCTGGTAATGATATTGGACCAGATGTTACAATACTTCCTGAGTATACTAAAAAATATAAAGAACTTGGCATATTATAATAATTTTTGATCAGTCACTTCGGTCAAAATTTGTTTTTTACTTGTATACATACTGTCAAGTAAATTTTGTTGAAATTCTAGAAAACTATTTTTTAAAGGCGTATTTGCTTGTATAATTGAACGAATATTACCGGGATTGATACCTGTTTGGGCACTCATCATGTCTTCTGTTGCTTGACGCGCCAATCTTTTTTCCCAATACACACCTTCTGCATTTTCTATTTCTTCGTAAGTATAAATTTTTCCTAGCCTTTTTATTGCATCAGCAACGTTTTGTATTTCACGTTCACGATGTTCCATTCCTTCTTTTAATGTAACGAGTGTATATTCTTTTTTATACGCTTCAATTCTATCAATTTCATCGTTTGTTGCTAATAGTCTATCAATTTGAATTTTTATTTTTTTCATCTCTAATGTATCAATAAACCATCCATCACGTAACGATTTAAGCTCCATTATTAATTGTAAAAATTGTCTTTCCGAACAATCATGTTCTTTTTGAACGAAATTTTCAAGTTGAAATTTTGTTCTGCCAGAATAATATTTGTTCAAATTAATGTCTGGAATATTATAATTTTTATTAAATTCGGCAAGTTGTGATAACTCATTCATAACTATAAATATAAATTTTTCTATGTAACATTTATTATATTAACATCCACCGGGAGCATTGAGCCACCCTGTATTTGTATCTCCTGTAGTATAACTATTATTAGACCATGTTTCTGTTGCAAAAGTTAATTTATGATATAGACGATTTAACGTGGTGGCGCGATATCCGGCCCAACAATATCCTGTTGATAACGATACTGTTGAAATTCCTTGAAAAAACAAAAACGCTTCTGGACCAGTTGTGCCTGCGGCAACTGTTTCTGTTGAAAATGTAAATTTTTTATTGTTGTTATAACTCGCAGGAGTTCCATTTGCTCTATATCCAAATGAATTGTAACTCAATCCATATCCTTGTGCATTTGATGTATCTGTTGCCGCAAGAGTTGATGTGGTATCTGTATTCATAATATATTTATAAATCGTTGTGGTAGTTGCTCCGTTTGTTCCTCCAAGAATATAAGAATTGTCTCTAGTATATAAAACAGATCCTACATGTCTAGCAGCGGGAATAGAAGTACCTGTCGCGGACGTCTCTGTATTTTGTGTGATATACGTTGTATCTGCACGATACTGAGCAAGCGTGTCGCTATATCCACCAAAGAAAAAAATTCTATTGCGATTATAATTTGGTAGCGGTATACAAGGACCACGACGTTCAGTAGTAAAAGCAATCGTAGGTGTTGAACTAGTATCTGTTATCGGACTAACACGATCAACTGTAGTAACCACTCCAGCGTTGTATCCCTTTACGTGATAAATACTAGTAGGACTAAATCCACTACTTCCTTGTGGAGCGCGTGCAGCAGCAAATGCAGTTCGTGTTGATTCTGTATCAGTTGAAAATGAAATTGTTCTGTTATATGTCACCAACGCAGTATAACTTCCATTTGTGTCTCCATAACCCAAATAACCAGTATTAAATCCACTATATTGTGGTTGTGATGGAACTACTGGTTTAAATGAATTAAATAATACGATCATAATTACATGTTTTGTGCCACAACTGTTGCAAATACATAACCTGAACCAGTGCTTGAGCCGTCATAACTCATGAATTGATAAACGTCACGTTTTGCGGAGGTAGTTGTCAAACTTGGAGCAACGCCACCCGGCCATTTATATGATGTTGGCCATGTAATTGTTACTGCCGTACCTGCACCAACCGTTGCCAACATCCATGTAGCAGTGCCGGATGTAGCATTTGAATGTGCAAATGTTGTTATACTTTGTGATAATTGCATTTGAGTTACTGCATATCTTAAATCAATTGTTGTTGTTGTTGAAGATGATATTGTATTTATTCCTCCGATAAAATTAAGACCATTAAACAAACTTCCCGTAATCGCACTACAACTAATCGCGGTACAATTGGTTGTTCCCGCAACTGTCAATCCACCATCAGTTTTGATTACACCTGTTGAAATACGATACAAATTTGCACTTGTATCACTACCAAATTGTAACCCATTTGCTGCTGTTGAAGGAGTTCCACTACCAACATTTAATAATGTGTTTGGACTTGTTGTACCTATTCCTACATTGCCACTACCATCAATTCTCATACGCTCTGTACCAGACTCCTGTATACTACTTGTTGTAAAAAACAATATACGTGTAGGAGATGCCATGTTTCCCGAGCCTCCACCTATATTAACTGCATTTACAGTAGTACTTTGTGCATCCGCTCCAATAACAAAAATACTCTGACTAGTATTATTATAAGGAAATGATGAAATTATACCAAACTTTCTTGCATTCGTCGTTCGTGAATTATTGACACCCAAATCTGCACCCAATCGTATACAGCCTGCATTTTGATAATCTCCATATGAAACATCAATCATTGGTGATGCATTACCAAGCGCACTTGATGTTCCAAATCCAGTTTTATTGAAAACACTCACACCACTTGAACTGATATTACTTGCGGTTAAATTGGTAATTTTATAACTATTGCTGGTATTTAATGCATTCGCAACACTAGCCGTACCAAAAAATAATGATGCTGTGATAACACTAC